ATTCCTCTCGCCTCTCGAGTTGAAATAGTCGACCCATTCCTTTCTGGTTTTTTCTTCGCCATTGCGATCGACGAGGAATGCGGTCTTAAAAGTGTCTAGACGATCCTGATTATCTTTTTGTTCTTTCTTAGTAGCCCATCGAATATTCGCGATAGTGTCGTTCGCGCGATTTTTGTCTTTGTGATCCGCGGTGTGAGCCTTCGTCGGTGGCGGACCTAAAAATGTGCTCGCGAGTGCTCTCCCGATCAAAATACCACGTTGTTTCCCGAAGGCATCTTGAACGCCAACGATTTGATATCTTGCTTCGTTGGTGTTAGGGCGCAGTGCTTCTCCAGTTGCTTTATTCCTGACGACTCCGTTTTCGTCTATAGTGTACTTATTAAAGATCACGTGTACGATCACCTTGGCAATCACAAAATAGTACTCCAATGTTTTTGCCATTATATGATATTTACATGGGTTTCTTTATTAAATTATTATGGTATGACGATATAATTGTCATTTTGAAATCATTTATTGTACCAATCTTTTCACGGCATTAAACTCTTCCTCTGACATAGATATCATGTTTTTCATGAACAGAATATCGTACGAAATCAACTTTCCGGCTGCGAGAAGCGACATTACCAAATGCGAGTCGCGTCTCAGCTTCTCGTATTTTTCGTCGCGACGCTTCACTCCAGGGCCGCCGACCGTCATGTTCAGCCCATCCGGATCTAAGGAGTTCTCGAGAGCGATCGCGACTCTCTCGAACGTGTCGACTTGATGCGGACCGACCACGACGAGCGTATCCAAAGATGCTTTGTTAGTTTTGAGAGCTTCTTTGAGTAATAAACATTTCGACGATTCTCGAGTATGTTCCTTGAATCGTTCTTCTGGTAATCTATTTGTTTGGCCGATGTATTTTAGATCACCGACAGAAATCTTATAGATTCTATGTAATCTACAAAGATTGCGTGTCATGACGGCTTGAGCAGCCATACGAATAATGCTCATTTTATATTATATCATGTACACGTCATTTTTATTATGTGATGTGACGATATACTATTTCATATCGACAAAAATAATATTTGACTATAGTATACGATGATGAAGATGCTGCACATGCTGTTGGCATTGATTGCGATCGCGCTCGCGGCATTCGTGATGATGAAATTCATGAAGAAGAAAGAAAAGTTTGTTATGAAATTATATAGGCCGACTCCAGTCGTGAACGTCCCCGAGAATGAGTGGGATCCGGCTTCGATGTTGACTGCCGTCATTCCCAGCAAAGAAGGACTCGAGCTCGTGACTCAGAAAGGGAATTATCGCAGATTTAACAGAGTTTAGAGAACTTTGAGATTCAGACACCAGCCGAAATCGCCGAAACTTCCCGAGGATAATACTCCATTCACGACGTCTCCGGCTGAAAGGTATTTGTCTGATTGTATTTTGCACACTATGTCGTCCCACGATCCGTTTTCTTCGGCGTATTTCAACGGAGAAAACTTTGGATTTGCTTTGTTTTTAATGTAATTATGAATCAGTAGAAGATCGCCTTTGTTGCCGCGGGCGTGTTTTATGTCGATCCTCGTGAACTTTTCATACACGCATCTTCCCACTTTGGACGCCTGGACGTCGCGAAGAATCTTGACGTTCTCGAACGGAATCTCGATGGGATTGTCTTCGTATCGAAGCTGAAAAAATCTGCCTCGCTTTACGGGCGTAATTTTGGCGGGGTCCATAACTTAATAAAAATATTTATATTAAGTTATATTATGGGTGCAGCACAATCTCGAGGCACCGGAAGAGAAATTCGTATTTCGGATTGGTCAAGTTCGAAGTGCTCGAAAATACCAGAGTATGCGGACAGACGAGTGTGGGTTCTCAAGAATCTTTATAAGATCAAAAATATCGACGAGTTCCCGCCGCAAATGTATTCTGTCCGCGACGCAGAAGAAGACATCTCGGATTGTATAGCAGGTTTTCGCTTGCGGCATTCTTACAAAGTGGTGAGCATCGAAAGATTGGAAGCGATCAAAGGGAAGGATCTGCGCAGATATACACTTCAAAAATATCATGGCTATCCCGATCTCATCGACCAGCGGAGCATCGAATTCTTGCCGTACTCGAAGCAGAATGCTGCGACCGACGTGAAATATTACAGAAAATATCGTCAGCCGTACTTCATCATCAATCGCGTCACCGGTACAGTGAGATCGCGCGATGGAAAAATATCGAGACAGCCCGGTCAAAAGGGTACTGAAATGAAGTATTATTATAGCAGAGGCGATATGTCCAAGAAGGGAAAATTCTCGGCGGGCAAGAAGAAATACGACGTTCGTAGATATCCTCTCGAGAGCATGAAGGACGGCAGCGTCGGGCGTGTGATTCCGTGCTCCGTAGATCCGTCGATGTGTACTCCCGGTCAGTCGACGTTCATCTCCCGCGATGTTGGCGATGCTTTGAAACGGGCTGCGATGGTGAACGCCAAACAACGCAAGCAGACGTTGAGATATCTGCAGACATCGCACGCCAAAAAGATTGCCGCACTGAATAAGAAGATCGCATCGGCGCCTCCCGAAGTCAAAGCGCGTCTGCAGAAGCAGCGCCAAAACATGCAGGTGAAGTTCAGGCTGAACACCGCAAAAGCAGAGCAAACCGATCGGATTCAAATCCAGTCTGGCAAATCGGCGAACTGGAAAGCGAAGCGGGCTGAAATAGGCAAGCAGAAGCAGGCGCAAATTCAGATGGAGAAGGCCAGGAAACGCCAGGAAGAGATTCTTCGTCGTCAAAAAGCGGAACAAAAAGCGAAGGAAAATGCGGCTCTTCGCCAGCAACGTGCGCAACGTCGCCAAAAACAATCTGGATTCGTGCCCAGAACATCTCCTCAAAAAAAGGCATCGCCAATGAAGTTCTCGCCAGGTACTCCTCCGCAAAGAAAATCTAAAAGTTTCAGATAAATCATAGATCCCAATCTACAAAACAACATTCATTTTTAACAACTTGATCGATAAGTTGAAAAAACTCTTTTTTATTATTCACTCCGATCATTCTAGCGGACGGAACGCCATCTTCGCAGAATACCACAGTAGGCAAGGCTCGAACACTGAATGCTCTGCTGATGACTTGGTTTTCGTAATGTTCGACATCGTAGACATCAATATCGAGGTCTAGTTTTGAAATCCCGGATTCAAGGTTTTTGCATGCTCTGCACGACTTCGCCGTAAATTTTATCAGAGCATATTTGCGACCAGATTGCAGATTCGCGAGCATCTTGGTATAATTGTTGACTTTGATCGTCTGCATACTTTCGTGTATTATGTGTATTTAAATTGTTATATGTAAATATGATATATACGCTTGGCAGCGACGATATACAGAGCTCCATGAAATTCACTTCGAAATTATTTGCAACTAAAGAACCGACGAGCATATCGCTTGAAATCACGTCCAAAGAGTTCGAACGCGCATTTCGTAATGTCATGGAACAATCGATTGCGAGCGGCTATTCGTACAAATACGAATCAAAACGAGGCAAAGCAGTAATTTTGAATATTCCATATGATCAATTTGTCGATATAGAATACGACGTGTTCGATAAAATAGAGCCAATGTTCGCATTGTTCGATGCGATGAACTATAAACCGAGCGACAAGTGCTTGTACGTATTCTCGATCGCTTCCGACGCGTGCGGTTTGGCAAACGATCTGCTGAAGCACACGATCAACGAAGCGAGGAAACATGATTTTAAATGTATAGTAGCAGACTGCACGAACGTGAAGAGTCAAATGTTATTCGAAAAACACGGATTTGTCGTGCGAAGCGAAATTACGTACGATGGATTCGAACAAAATATATATTCGTTCAAAAACATTTGCGGAACAAAAAGCATCCAAAAAATGGAATTGATATTATGATTATCTTTGCAATGGTAAAAACCCGGACATCACCTTCGTCCCCTTCGAACCGACATTTTCCGGGCGAGCAAAAGCATTCTCGCCACCTCCGCCGAATGGCATGCTGGCGTCGCGCAAATAAAGTACATAGGACTTCACCCCCGGCAGGATTTGTTTGAGACATTCGGTGATGACGATCGTGTTGATCTTTTTCAGCGAATCGTTCAAATTTCCATTGAACGTCGAGTCCTGCACGTATACGCCGCACATGATCATGATCAGCTCGTCCTCATTTTGCCGACCGATGTCGACGCCCGTGTATCTTTTAGTTTGAGATATCAACTTATTTTGAATGAAATCTACGTTTTTCCTGGAGAAAAATGTCACGTTAAAGTTGCTAGGAGTCTCGTGGAGCACGCGAAGTGCGGCTGCTACCGTGGGTTCAAGTGTAGAATCACCAAATTGTCCTGAGATCTTATACGGATCCGAGGTCGGAAAAATCATGTTTTTGATAGCGTTCATGGCGTCTTCCATCGTTTTATTATCAATATATATTTTTATAAATATAATTTCGATGGCAAATACTTTGCGCCCGTATATGTGGCCGCTTACGGAAATGGAGTACATGGACTCGAGGGCGGTTTGTCGATACGGAGGATGACGATATGTCGGCGGTTATGTGGCCCGTATATGTGGCCGCTTACGGAAATGGAGTACATGGACTCGAGGGCGGTTTGTCGATACGGAGGATGACGATATGCCGGCGGTTATGTGGACATCGAGTGTTCATCGCCTACAAACTCTGGGAACTTCTCCCATGCTTCCCTCAAGGAGTATTCCAGTGCCATAGGTGAAATCGAA